AACAGACTTGAGAAGGGCTTTTTTTAATTGTTGGTTTTTACAGAAAGTAGAAAATTCTTCTTTAACATATTCCAAATCTTCTTCTGAGGCTTGGTAGGCTGCTCTTAATTGTTCTTTAATAGCGATTTGTAATACCTCATTTGAAGTTTTTTTCAATTCTACCTTTAGAATATCCATACTAGGAGTAGTATGGTATTTAGAGTAATATTTTAGGATATTTTTAATGATCCATTTATTTGCATCACTTCCAAAATCATTCTCATCAAGAATATCATGTATGTTTACAAGAAAATCTTTATGAGTTAATAGAGATGATATAACTTTTATTTGGAATTGTGGCCCATATTGGTCAATACTTTGTAATGTCATAACTTATTTTAAATTTTCAAAACGTTCTTTTAACCATAAATTAACATTTCTAATTAAATTTCCCAACCTATCTTGCTCATACATTTTAAGAAAATGTTGTGGGTGATATTGAGGTTTAAAATTAGCAACATATTCATCTATGTATTTTTTATCTTTTTCATCTATCATAGGGTTGCTTAGATCCATTACTCTATGTCTGTTTTTAAGCGCATTTAAGTCACTTAATAATCTAGCATAAACTATATGCTGCCCTAATTTAGATTCACTTATTTGAATTAGATCATCTAAAGATAATTTACTATTCTGCAATTCTGGGAATAGTTTGTATAGTTTTTTAGGGCCTAATCCCTTTATTCCAGGGATCTTATCAGAGTTATCTCCCATTAAAACCTTATAAAGTAAGAAATTGTGGGGTGGTATTCCAAATTTTTCTTCGACTTTATGTGTAGTAAAATATTGTTTTACTATTGGAGAATAAACTATAACCTTCTCATTTACAAGTTGGAGATAATCTTTATCACTAGAAACAATAAATATTCTCCCTTCTTCTTCTTCTTTAAGGAGAGTAGTACTAAGATAAGCAATTATGTCATCAGCTTCTACTTTATCTATTGATAGAGTTCTAACTGGGAGGGTTTTAAGATATTGGATGATTCTAACTAGTTGATCAACCTTAGAATCATCCTCATCTTCATGTGAATCAAATACCTCCCAATTAGTGACCCTTGAGATATTTCTCTCAGATTTATATTCAGGGATAATATTTTTTCTATTATTAGAAGAACCTACACCATCCCACACAATATAAACTTCAGTAGGATCAGTTTGTCTAATCATAGCTCCTAACGATCTTAGAAATCCTCCTAACCCACCTATATGTGCTCCTTCTTCATTTATAGAACCTATAATAGTAAAATTTCTAAAGAATAAGTTAAGGGCATCTATAAGTAATATTCGTCTTTCTTGAGGAGTATCGTCTCCTTGCTCTTGAATGTTATTCAAAAGCTTTAATAAATCTTTGTTGTCCATTTTTTATTCGGGTTCGTTTGTGAACATCTCAACATTCACTTCTGAGGTTTCTTCTTCAATGATGTTGAAATTTTCTCCTCCTAAAATTGCTTTCCATTCCTCAACATGAGTGTCTTTGTAGTGCTTTAAAGCCTTTTCAGAATCTTCAATAAACCCATGAGGTGTCATAATAATTCTTCCTCGTGTTTGAACTCCGTTAATGTGGTTTTTATCAATTTGAATGTTAGTACGTTTAGCAAATTCAACTTGTTTACTATCTTTAATAGCTTTAATTTTAGAAGTACCAGCATCCGCAACATTTCCAAAGGTTATGACAAAGGTTGCATCAAACCACATAGCAAATCCTCCTTTATTCATCAATTTTGGTTGTCCCATAGGAACTGTTGGCTTAGCTGCCCATACTTTATTGATACAAATTAAAGAATTAGTATATGGTGAGGATTCCTTACGAGACAAGGTAATACGCTGATTTACGTTATTTCCAAATTGGGTTGACATTGCCCCTGCATTCCATTCATTATTGTTTTTATTCGACTTAACGGACATTTCACATGGTACTGATCCTATTGAGTCCCACAAAAACATTAAGTCCATTGGGAGATTACCTTTTTTCTGTTCATCTAGCATATCTAAAATAAAGGCAGCAACATCCTCAATAGTATGGATAGTTTCTCTATCAACATATAAGAAATTGCCTTTATAATCTAGAATCTCACCTGTTTCTTCATCTACAACTTCTTCAACTTCTAATCCCATCATTTTGGCATGCTCCCAGGACCATTTCATTTCTGTAATGATAAAAACGGGAAGAATACCTCTTTTTTGAGCGGAAACAGCGGCTTCAAGCAATGCTGTTGTTTTACCTGTGTCTGAGTGGCCTCTTAATAGAACGATATGACCTAAAGGAATTCCAGGAATGGAAAGAACTTCGGAGAATGCATCTGAAAGAGGTATCCACTCTTGTTCTTTAAATTTAACGTTTGTGTTGAGGCCTTTTTTGTTTTTAAAACTATCAATACTAAATCCCGATTTGAGTTCTTTAGATACGGCCTCTGCTAATGATTTTTTAGGTCTTGGCATAACTTATTTTGTTTTTTATTAGAAAGGTAAATCATCATCTTCATCATCCTCAAACATCTCATCAAACTTGTCTACGGATGTTTTAGTATCTTTTTTAGTAGATAAAGAGTAGTTTGACTTAGGTTCTTCTTTTAGGTCTGAATCAAAATCGGATGCATTCTCAGAGATAATTTCATCTTCTTCTTCTTCAGGGTTAAGGAAGTTTTGGAGTGTTTGTTTCAAAGCATCAAAATCTTTTTTAAAGGGTTTTTGAAGATCCAAAATATTGTTTTGGTTCTCTAACCATCCTTCAACCACTGAGGCGTTCTCACTCAATGGGGATTCTTTACGTTTTGGAGAAACGGATGCAATTTTTAAAACATCTCTTCCATTCATGTCTCCTTTCTCAACATTAACTGTAAAATCAAATCCATTGGCTACGTTAGTATAATCCCCATAGTCCTCATCCTCAGCAATGTTTAGAAACTGTTGGTAGATGTTTTTTCCAAATTCCCACAAACGAACTCCCATATCTTCTTCACCTCTAACTAAAACTTGAGCAAAATATCTCATTTTAGGGTCAATTTGCTTTGCAAGTTTCCAATTTTTAGATTCATTAGTTTTACGAAGTTCCTTAGCAAATTCTACAATAGGATCTTTTTCACCCCAATTAGACAATGCATAAAGTGGAAATTTTGAAAAACCATAATGAAGTTGGACTTCTTGGAAAGGCCAATCAGGGTTAAATTTAGAAGGAACAATACGAATTTGATATTTACCTTCACTTTTAGGTTTCCAATAAACCTTAGAGTAATCTACTTTTTCATACTCTTTCTTTTTACTTTGAGGTTGTAAAGCCTCAAGTTTACTTTTGATTAAGTCTAGATTCATAATTTAAAACTAATTTATAATGTATAACTAAATATAATAACCTATTTTATAAAAACCAAGTTCTCCTTAAAGATTTATCACTTTATATATTTTGGTATTTAACTGTTTTAACTCATTATGTTGAGTTAATAGAATGCAATTTTTATAGTGATCCCAATAAATAGGGAATTTTGTATCTACAACTCCACCATTTAAATTTTTAATTAAAGTATTTAAAGCATTTATAGTATAGAGTGTGTTTGTCTCTTTTTTTCTATGCACCAATATGGTATTTTCAGGGATTGAAGAAATGTTACCTTGATCAACATTGTATGTAATTACATATTCATTGTTACTTTTAACTTGTAGGGCAAAAATTTTATTGTACAATATATCATATTTAGAAGAAACTTCGGAAATAAGTGTATCCATGTCCTCTAACTGAGTAAAAGTACAAAATAATCGATTATTCATTGAATTTATGTTATCAGGTGTATCAAAGTCATACTGGTAATACATATGTTCAATTTGGTCTAAGATTTGGTTCATAACTGGTTTTTAAAGATTATAGGTGTTCCCTTTTTTAAATTTAATGTTTAATCTGTGGTTTTTAAATATATTTAATATTTGTTTTACTGTGTCTTTTTCGGTTTTATCTACGTCTAATAAAAAAGAATCATACACATATAATACTAGTTTAGTATTCTTTCCTTGCAAAAGTTTTAATATTTCCCATAAAATAATAACATTATTTGAGGTCTCCAAGTTTTGAAGTAAGTAATTTAAAAGTTTTTGTGGGTTCATATTTTCCAGCTTATCCTTCTCAAATCTATGTTTTGATATAGGACACTCTATATATCCTTGGTTATTAAACTCATCCCAAAGCTTATCCGTATATTTCTTAACTTTCTTAAAAAATTCTAGATGCTCATACTGCTTAAACACCCCACCATATAACTGTTTAAATGTTAATTCTTTTGCCTTTTTGTAATCCACCCCGTACATTTCAGCAAATGCTTGATGGATATCTCCTTCAGGAAATTCAAAACCCACCAACTTACCCAATAAAGTAGGATGGTATGCACTAATGTCCAAGTCCAAAAAGAAATCGTTGTGGGGTATGAATGCTTCCCTTTCTCCATTATCTTTATTCAATGCCGCAAAGTTTATACCTCCAAATTTGTTTGAAGGGCGCATTGTTGTTGTGTTTAAATTATATTGAGTATAAATATAGTCCTGAGAAGGGAAGGTAAAAT